TGAGCGGTAATGCGAAAGCACCTGTAGACATTACTGTCAAGTGGGACGGAGCCCCCGCCTTATTCGCTGGAGAAGATCCATCAGATGGAAAATTCTTTGTAGCAAAAAAAGGTATCTTTAATAAAGATGCTAAGGTGTATAAGAACCATTCAGACATAGACGCTGATACAAGTGGTGATTTAAATAAGAAACTCAAACTTGCATTCGACAATTTAAAAGATTTAGGAATTAAAGGAGTCATTCAAGGTGACTTTATGTTTGAGTCATCAGATCTTAAGAAAGAAACTATTAATGGGGTTCAGCATGTTACCTTTCATCCTAACACCATAGTGTATGCTGTACCGACATCTACCGACATAGCCAAGGATATAATGTCAGCTAAAATTGGAATTGTTTGGCACACTACATACAGTGGTTCAAGCTTTGAAAACATGACAGCTACATTTGGTAAAGAAATTGTTTCAAAGATAAAACCTTCAAAAAATGTTTGGATGGTAGATGCAACACTAAAAGATCTATCTGGAAAGGCTACACTTACAGCTAAGCAAACTGAAATCCTAAATGCAAACCTATCTGCTGCAGGAAAGACTTTCCAGAAAATACAATCGAATATATTAAAAGAGATAGAATCCAATAAAGAATTAAATCTTATAATAAATGTTTACAATAATTTGGCAGTAAGAAAAGGTGAAAGAATAAAAGACACAAATAAACATGCCAAAGGATTAATAAATTTCGTAGAAGAAAGATATACAAAGCAAATGGACAAATTAAAATCTCCTGCCGGAAAAGATAAAAAAGCTGCAGAAAGAGATAAATTATTATCATTTTTCAACAAATCCAACATAAAAGGTCTAAAAAATATGTTTGATTTACAGAATTTTGTCGTCGATGCGAAGTTAATTATTATAAATAAACTAAACGAGTTATCAAATATTGGTACCTTCGTTAAAACAAAATCCGGATTTAAAGTGACCGGCGTTGAAGGCTTTGTCGCTATAGATCGATTACAAGGTGGTGCTGTTAAGTTAGTTGATAGACTAGAATTTTCGACTAACAATTTTAGCAAAGATATTATAAAAGGCTGGGACAATCCTGGCTAAAATGGGATACCGAGGATATAAATGGCAATTAAATCATTTAATGAATACATAGTCGAAAACTCGAAAGAGGTTTCTTTTGTGTTTGGTAGATTCAATCCTCCAACGATTGGTCATGAAAAATTGTTTGAACACGTCAAAAATCAATCAAGAGGCGGTTCATATAGAATATACGCTTCTAGATCAGTAGACCCAAAACAAAATCCATTAGGATTCACAGAAAAAGTCAAATTTTTACGCAAGATGTTTCCAAAACATGCACGTAGTGTTATGGCAGATAAAGATGTTCGTAATGTACTAGATGTAGTAGTAAAACTTTACGATCAAGGATTCACTAAAGTAACAATGGTTGCTGGTAGTGATAGAGTAAAAGATTTTGATATATTATTAAACAAATATAATGGTATTAAAGCTAGGCACGGCTTTTACAATTTCGAAGGTGCTATAAATGTAGTAAGTGCAGGGGAGAGAGATCCAGATGCAGAAGGTGCAACTGGTATGTCAGCTTCCAAGATGCGAGCCGCCGCTCAACAAAACGATTTGAATTCATTTTCAAAAGGGCTCCCATCGAGTTATAATCCCACCGAATTATTCAATGCAGTAAGAAAAGGTATGGGATTAAAAGAGTCGAGATCATTCAGAAAACATGTAGAACTACCCCCAATTTCAGAAACAAGAGAAGATTACATTGAAGGAAGTCTTTTCAATGTGGGAAATCTAGTTAGAATAAAAGAATCAGGAGAGATAGGGGAAATCATAATTTGCGGAAGCAATTATCTTATGATAGAATGTGACGGAATAAAATCAAGACAATGGCTAGATTCTGTTGAACTAGTAGAAGAAGGTGGAGCAGGGGATTTTGGAACAACCAAAGCACTGAACAAGTATTTAAAAGATACCCCATTTTCAAAAATAGTAGAAGCAGAAAAACTTTCAAAAGCAGAAAAAGAAAAAAGAGCTAAAGAAAGAGAAGATCTTGCCGAACCAGGTAAACTGAGAAAAGATTTTGGTAAAGGATTGGGTAAATCCACAAAAGCTAAGAGACAAGCACAGTTCAATAAGCAGGCTAAGAAACACTGGGATGATCCAAGTGCATATAAGCCTGCTCCTGGGGATAAGAGCACTGAAACAAAACCATCTCAATATACAAAAAAATATAAGCAAATGTATGGTGATAAAGAACCAAAAAATGAAATGTTTGGTGTTCTTAAATTAGAAGATAGATTAGTCAAAGAAGATAAAGGCCAAATTCGAAAAGCTATCCAGAAGAAATCCGATGCATCTGGTATAGCATATGGTATATTAAAACAAGTTTTTGATAGGGGAGTTGCTGCTTGGAGAGTAGGTCATAAACCTGGAACTACTCCAGCACAATGGGGATTAGCCAGAGTTAACTCTTTTATTGTAAAAGGAAAAACCTGGCAGGTACATGATTCAGATCTAGCCAAAAAGGCAAGAGGGGGATAAAAATGAAAAATTTTAAAACATTTTGGAAAATAAGAGAAAATCTAAATGAAGCAAAAAAGGTAGATCCGGAGATATTTGGAAATAAGGACAAGTTCCTTTCAGCTGCTAGTAAATTTAAATCAACTGTTGATTTTGGTTCCATGCTTACAAGCAAATCATATGAAAATTGGTGGAATGAAACACAGGGGGGAGTTTCACCTGAT